CAAAATCCAATCTCTCGGGTAGGTACGATAGACCTACAGATAACTACAGATGAAAACTGGTTACCTTTATCAAGTACAGTCTCTAGTCCAAGATACAGTGCACTAAAAGTTTTACCCGTCCCCGCAGATCCATTCAGTACCAAGTGCGAACCAGACTTGTAGGCAGAGAACACTTGTTCTTGGCCAGTAGTCATTGGATCGACTGTCAAAAGATGATCGATCTTTAACGTTTGTGGTTTTTGCATTAAGTTCTCTATGTTTTGATGTTGTTATCTTTACCCGCACCTTTCTTAATGTTGCCTAGGTGTTCTTGCCAATCGCTACCAGCCATTGTCAATGCGGATTTGACTCCCGATGTTAAACCGGGCGCTTTAGTGAAACATCTATTTAGATGGGGGTTATCTTTTCGGTAGTCATCGTACTCTGATATTTTCATCATGACTTCGATTACTTCGCCGGTCTCATTATCTTTAAATTCATATATTGGCATAATTTATTATTGTTTTCCATACGACACCCCCCGAGTGGGGGGGTGAAGAGATACGGATCACCTTCCTTATTGAGTCGTTAGTTGTTCAACAATAGTTTGATTGAGATACTCTTGTTTCTTTGCTAGTTTATAAACCAAGTTATCTCTTCCTTTCTTCTTCATTCGTTGGATATAATAATCCAATTCCTGACGGTCTCGCTTCAAGCGTTCCAATTGTTTTTCTGACATCAACACCTCGTTTGTTAGTTAAAGGGATGGTTATTTCTGGATCAGTTTTGGAAAGGTCTCCTGTACTAGTTTTTTGGTTAAGTATTTCACTGGTGACTTTTTTGCCACCATCGACAAAACTATCTCTGCATCTTTTGGATGTATTGATTCCAAGAGTCGCATGAATTTGAGTTCGCGTCTAAACGCCTGCATATCTTTGCCTGGCCCACCTTTAACATAATAACCGAATTCTTTATGTAGTCGTAGGAGACTAGAAGGGGTTGACTCAGGTCTATTTGGGGTATACGGAGGAGTGCCCGCGGGCAAGATGAACTGAAGAGTATCATCAAAAGTGCCTCGGAGGACATCTGTTAAAGCAGCAACATTCTGATATTTCAACAGAACATCCTTTCTTTTGGTTTTAGTTGTTTGTTTCCCAAACTCTTCGAAGATTTCGAAAATGTCGGGGGTTCTATTGTTGGCCATTATATTTCACCTTTACTATAACTATATAGGGTTTTTTGTGTTTTCACTTAGTATCTATATGTAAAAAAACCCCCGATTTCTCGGGGGAAAAGAGCGAACGTGGTTAAACCCTCACAGGAATCATTACCAATTTAACGTTGGTTTAATCACAGTCCCACTCAATAATCTTGTAGTTCTTCATTGCTTTTTCTTCGGCATAATCGATTGCATCCTGTTCACTGTCGAAGATCATTTCGGCAAGAAACTCGCCATCCTCTTCTAAGTAGTAAACGTAATCACTCATTTTAAAATCTCCTTAGTAGTACCAGCTGTTGTAGTGAGTAGCTTCCGCAGTAGTAGGACGAGCAAAAGAATGAGAAGAAGTCTTGAATCCACCGTAGTTGTCGATTCGTTTCTTCATCTCTTCACCAACGAAAGAGTTGGGAACCGCACGAACATTTTGACACATCATTCCTTCACTACCTTCAACAGTTGCGGTGGCAACCTCACGGACAATGACAGTTTTCGCTGTAGGTTTCGCAACGACTTGGTAACAATCAACTTGAGTCTGTTCGTAACCCCAAGAGTCAACGAACAAGTCACCGACCTTGACGTTGGCGGCAAGTTCTACTGCCTTGACTTTGCGTTCTTCTTTCGCTTTGGCACGGTATTCGATAGTGGCAAGACGATTATCAATGAACTCTTGTTGCGCTTCGTACATACGTTCAATAGTACGGTAACGAACGTGGTACTCATTCTTGAACCCAAGACGGGCACGGGGAGCAGGACGGTCGCACTTGGCAACTAAACGTTCTTCGTCAATAGTAAGAACAAGGTCGTGTTTCGCGAACAAAGCAATCATTTCATTTTTCATAATATAGTCTCTTTCAAAGTAAAAACAACGGGGACACTCCCCAACCAACAAAGACATTATCTCATAACTAAAACAATAATGCAACAACTATTTCATTTATTTTTAGAACAATTTGTTATAAGACCCATACATGGTTATAACGTTTTGGTATATTATCACAGGAGTATTCATCATCTCCATAGTTTATAACCTTGACGCATTCGCCAGTAGAATTACTGAAGTGCACGTCTGGTTGATCCAGAATATTGTCACCCACATAAACAAGCGTGAGAACCGCAATTGCAGCTGCAATCAACATATAAACAACTTTCTCTAGTGTATCTACATTCATTATTTCACACCTCCAATTTCATTTATGCGACCAATGATTCTCTTGTACTCTGAATTATAGTACCTCTCGTTGTAACACTCTTGGGCGTCAAGCAACATAGCGAGGTCATTCCAAAGGATGGATAGTTCGGCAAGTTCGTCATTCATAATATAATCTCTCTCAACTCAATCTGTACAAGTATTATCTCATAATCATAACAAGAAGTCAACAACTATTATCATTTATTTCATGAATAGTGGGTATAACTATGGTCGATTGTGCCAAGGTTCTATTTGATGTCCGGATTGGACTAGTGTCTTGGGGAGGTGCTTTGCGTGAATCTTACATCCAATAAACGCATTGTAGTAGTCGTCCCGTAACAGAACGTCACGGTCGAATTGTTCTTTAGCTTCGAGGTAGGAACACTCACCTTTGGTTTTGCAGAGGTGTAGTATCTCTCGGTAGTATGCTTCACCACCTTTCTTTTCTACCAGTAATTTGAGTTCTTCGGATGACCCATAGTAGTCCATCCAGTCAGATTGTTTGGTAACCTTGCGTTTCCGTTTCTGACCTTTTAATGGTGGTAGTCTGCGAGTAGACCAGAAGAACTTCTTACCGACATATTTCTTTCCGGTATCACGTTCTGTAATAAGATAAACGAACCCAACGTATTCGCTGAGTTCGTCTTCGGTAGGATTGTATTCTGTATTCTTGATGTACCACATTGTCTTATATAACTGCCATTAAGGGGTCTAATGACTTATATATAAGACACTTAACTTATGATGGTATTGTCTGTATTCAGATATATCTGATTGGGGGTAAACATGTGCGCATCAACAGATACATATGTACAAAGAACTACACGATCACCCACCATTGCATTACGCGCACCGGGCCCATTCACGGAAATAGTGCCCGAACCCTTGGGCGCAAGTATTATGTAAGTAGTCCAACGTTTTCCGTTAGTTGCGTTATAGATATCAATTTGTTCATACTCCCGCATCCCTGCGGCAACAACCAAATCTTCATCAATAGCAACAGAACCGTCATACCATAACTCACAGTCAGTGACGGTTCCCATATGCAATTTGGATTTTAGGAAGGTAGAAATCAATCTTCTTCAACTCCTTCAATCTGTTCTAATTCCGCATCTTCACCACACATAGGACAGTGTTGTGGTCTATCGTCAACGTAGTGTACTATGATAGTACTTTCTATGTCACATATAGGACAGATGTTTTCATATCTTAATTTCATGCAGCGCACCCCTCGCCGTCTAGACCACAGACCTGTGGTTCTTCTTCCCAATCCCAATCACCATCCATACCATTTACAGAGTATTCGGTAACACGTTTCTCAAAGAAGTTGTCATGTGATGCACCGTTCAGTACCCAGTCTAACCAAGGGAGTGGATTATCCTTGACCTTGAAGTTAGGCTTCATACCAAGTTGCAACAAACGTCTGTCTGCGATATGACGGATATATGCTTTAACATCTGCTTCAGTCAATCCTTCGATGGTACCGGACTTATATGCAAGTTTGATGAATCTATCTTCCAACTTAACAGCATTCTTTGCCATCTCGTATACTTTAGACTTCAGTTCATCGTTTACTACACGTGGATGTTCTTCACAGAACTCACGGAACAACTTCGCATTACCTTGTACGTGCATAGTCTCATCACGAATAGACCACTCAACGATTGTACCCATACCTTTCATCTTACCGAAACGTTGGAAGTTCAACAACATTACGAATGATGCAAACAGACTCATACCTTCATTGAATACAGACTGTGCAAGTACAAGTGCAAGACCTGTGTGAGAGTTGATGTTACCCTCTTTCATGAAGTCAATCTTGTCTGCCATCTCTTTGTATTCCATAAAGGCAGAGTGTTCTTCGTCTGGCAGACCCAGAGTATCATTCAACAATGCATACGCACGTTGGTGTACACCTTCGCGGTTTGCAAAGGATGACAACATGTTACGGATCTCATTGTTCTTAAACTTAGGGATCAACAGTTCGTGATAGTTCTCGCCTACCTGCACATCCGACTGAGTGAACAGTCGCAATACTTGGGTAATGAACTCTTTCTCTTGTTCGGTGAGTTTGGTTCTCCAGTCTTGAATATCTTCGGACAGTTCTGCCTCGTCCTCAACCCAGTGAATCTCTTCGTGTTTCTTTGTCAGTTCTACAGCCCATGGGTATTGGAAGGGTTTGTACGTCTTCGAAAAATCTAGTAGTGCCATTTTTATTCCTGTAATATTGGTAGTATATATGGTGTTAATGTTTTTGCTATAAGTTCATTACCCGAATCAGACGGGTGAATACAAAGTGTAATATTAGGATATTTACTAGGGTCTGACCTAATTATATGTTTTGCTCTTTCTACCCTTTGGGGTATCCACATTGGTTTGTCATCTATTTCTTCTAACCACTCACCTATAATTATATCAAGTAAAGTATTAGAGGAGTGTTCTGGTTCTATCCAACAGTCTTTTATTTTACCGTGAATAAAATTAATGTCTCGGACTCTTTTCTGATACATTCGTTTCCTTTCGATCAGAGTATTATCGAAACTATTGGTCATTATAACAGGTACATCATAGTCTTGGCAAATCATTCTTACCGAATGGTATGAGATTTCTGACTGCAATCGTAGTGTAGACATATTTCGATACTCTTCAAGTTCAAGTCTTTCTTTCTCGAACTGTCTTGTTCCACCAACTATATAGTCGAGATAATCAAAGTCCATGAACTTGTCATCAGTAGTTATATACTCATGATTCAATTCCATAGACCTATCTACCCCAGACCAAACCACCAAGATCGATGTGTTGGTCATATCGTTGGACTGTATATATCTGAATATTTTGTTTGCGATAGATGCGTTGCCAGCCCCTCTCCTTCCGCAGTTGACAACTTCTACACCAAGTTCCCTTTCTAAAAAGTGACACATATTGAAACGTGTCACTTTCACTTCAGGCATGGCATTGTAACCTTCTACAAAACTATCTCCAAATACTACTAACCTTCGCAAGCTCTACACTCATTATCTTCTTGTGCTGGTGCGTCCGCATTACCCAAGAACAACATTAGTTCTTCGTAACCACCGACATAGTTGCCTTGGATATAGATCTGTGGAACAGTCTTAACACTACGACCAGTCACTTCAGCCGCAGACTTACCAATTTCTTTCAAATCGATATAGTCATAATTAATACCGCGTAAGGTCAATTCTTCCTTTGCAAGTTCACAGAACGGACAGTTGGGAATACCGTATACTATACTGCGACTATCTTCTTGTAATGCAACACGTTCTACCTTCTCCGATACATTCTCTGCACGAGACTTTGCCTCGGTGCGTAGATAGTATAGACCTTTAAGACCTTCCTTCCACGCCTTGAGATGTACCTTATTCACGTATGATTTAGGTGCACCAGCAGGGAAGAATACGTTCACCGACTGACCCTGACAGATATACTTCTGTCTATCAGCTGCGTGTTGTACTACCCAGTTCTGATCTAACTCTTGTGCGGTCTTAAATATAGACTTCTCACCTTCGGTCAAAAACGGAAGATGTTGTACCGAACCTTTATTAGTGATAATAGAAGTCCAGTTCGATTCGTTGTTCTGACCCTTCTCGGTAAGTAGTCGATCAAGGTATTTGTTCTTAACCAAGAAACTACCCGCACGAGTACGGTGTGTATATGCACATGCCTTCAATGGTTCGATAGAAGGACTTGTACTCAAAATAACACCAGATGATGCATTAGGTGCAATCGCAATCAAGTGACTGTTACGTCTACCCGAACCAAACCCATCAGGATACTCGCCACGTTCTAGGGCCAGTTTCTGTGTTTCTGCGACTGCCTGTATATTAATGTGTGAGAATACAACATCATTCATTTCACGTGCTTTATCAGACTCCCATGCAACTCCATGTTTCTGGAGAAGTGAATGGAAACCCATCGCACCCAAACCAATAGATCGTTCACGTTGTGCACTGTATCTCGCACGACTGATCGAGTCTGGTGCATTCTCTACAAAGTATTCTAGGACGTTATCGAGCATTCGCACGATATCACCCACAATGTTAGTATCTTTCCAGTCATCAAAGTATTCAAGATTCAAAGACGACAAACAACATACCGCAGTACGATCTGCGTTTGTAGGAAGGTGGATCTCATTACATAAGTTCGAACCATTGATCTTGAGACCCAAGTCTTTCAGTGGTTGCGGTAGATCACGGTTTGCAGTATCGATAAAGTTCAAGTACGGTTCACCTGTACGGAATCGAGTCTCTAAGATACGTTCCCATAACTTACGTGCATTGATCGATTCTTTAACCCCATTATCTTTTGGATCACGTAGATCGAACTGACTGTTCGACTTAACTGCTTCCATGAACTCATCGGTGATATTAATTGCATTATGAAGGTTCAATGCTTTACGCTGTACATCACCCGTAGGGATACGCATGTTCAGGAACTCGATGATATCAGGGTGCGAAACATCCATATATGCAGCATAAGATCCTTTGCGTGTTTTACCTTGACGGTACGCAATCATGTCAGCATCTACGGTATGTATGAATGGCATAGGGCCAGGCGCAACGTCAGACACGGTACGGACATCCGACCAATGACCCCCTACACCACCCCCCATGACCGACAACCAACGCAGTTCTGCGGTGTGTTCGATCAATCCTTCTAGGGTATCAGGTACATAGGTAAGGAAACAAGAGATAGGCATTGCCTTTGATTTCTTACCAACAACAGGTGCGTTAGATAAAACGGGAGACGCATACATAAACCACTTGTTACTAACATAACCATAAAGTCTTTCTGCAAGGTCTTCGTCCATTTCTTCTTTGTAGATTGACCAAGCCTTCGCTGCACGTAAAAAACCTTCTTGTGGACTCTTCTCACCATCTTGTAAGTAAAAGTCCTTCAACATACCAATCGCATAATCTTCTAATAAAGCGTCTTTCTTCTTATCTATTCTCATTTATTCTCTGCCGCCGCTGTAATCGTAAAATGGTTCATCTTCAACAAACTCGTAATCCTCAATGATATATTGTTTACCTGTATCTATAAAGGTATCTATCATCTGATATAATCGTTCATCCTGTTCTTTCTGCGTCAGTAAACCCTCCCACATGAAGTGGTTTATTAAAGACGCGGTGTAATTTTTGACTATAAATCTGTCGGGGTGAAGGTATTTATCATCGGTACCTTCTAAAGATACGTAGATTATCTTATTTTTTTCGAGACCAGCCAGTCCCAAATTGTCTTGTAGGATATGTAGGTCAGACAGATCTTCGTCTCCCTGAAAGACAGAGACACTGACCCCTTTACGTTCAAACGTTTTCATGATATATTCCTTAATGTATAGGGGTAATTATAACAGAGTGGGGGTGGGGTGTCAAGAAGTTTTGTTGATCTTTCCCATCAATCGCTTGAGGATAGCAATTTGATCTTTACGTTTACGTTTCTTGTCGTACTTCTTACGGACGATGACAGTATCGGAATCGTCTCCGGTACCAACTACAGAAGATGTGGTTGTGTCTTCGCTAAATTTATTGAACGTTTTCATCGGTAGTTCCTGTTCTTTGTAGTAACATAGCTGTTGTCATCCTATCATTTATTTTCGCTTGGGGATTCTTGATCAGTTGGTTATTATCAAATTGTAATGTTGCCGCTATCCGATACGGATGATGGGAACTTGTATGGACATGATCTACTAATGCTTCAATGTGTCGAAAGAGGTTAANATCATCTATTAAGATCCACTCAATCTCGGACTTATTGCATAAGCCATAGTCGTTCATTATACCTTCTATACTATGATCCCCATCAATATATACCATATCATAATTTTCACCTATGATATTATCCGGAATTAGATGGTGTGAATCTTTTATACCAAACTTAAACCTTTCTCCGAATATGGATTTTAATTTCTGAGCGCATGGTCGAGTATAGTTGTGTCTACCCAAGTCAAGAGAATGTACTACTGTTTCGGGGAGTACTTCCAGAAAACAAAATGCGGAATGTCCCGCATTAAATCCTATCTCTAGTATTTTTTTGGGTGCAATAGTATCAAAGATAGAGGTGAACGCTTCTACGGTAATATCCGTCAATAACATATGACCTTCCCTCACCTTCAAGTTGGGGAAGTGTTCATCGAACTTATCTTGTAAAGTCATTTGGTTATCTCAGCAGTAGTAATATATAGATTCTGGTTGGACTTCAAATGTGTNGCTTCGTAAATCTGTAGACCGAGTACTTCATCGATTGGATGAGTCTTTGAGATTCTAATTTGATCACCTTTCTTCACAATTTCTTCACACTTAGTGGTGATTGATTCATTCTTCATTTTGTATATGCCAGGCGATAGTTCATTGCCTTCTAACATAAACCACTTAGTTTCTTCGGCGAGACAGTCCAGAACATCAATACCAGTCTCAGCATGAATCTTGTTTAAGTTCTTGTCAGAGAGTTCACCATGTTCTTTGATGAGTGCGAGTGCCGCACCATAACGTGCAACAACCGACTGTCCGCCAGGCACCTTTGCCATCAGACGTTTTAAATTGAAAACAAGTCTGTGGAACGGAGTGTAATACGAACGGTAAGCTTCCCGATCATCCATAGAGTTCAGGTTGAAGTCTTTGTTCTTTTGACCATCTTCGTCTATGATACCTGCCTTGAATGCATCTGTTTTGTCAAACGGTGTGACTAACAGTTTCAAGAAACGTATCGTGTATACGAGGTCTGCTGCTGATTTTAATATTCCCATGTTTCTATTTATACCTAAAATTATTTAACTAGATCAACTGTTCAAAATCTCTTCTACGTGTCGCCATTTTTATATTGTTGAAAATACCTTGATAATCACAATACAAGACATCTTTATGGGGTGTGATAAATGTGTAGTTGAACTTCTCTAATATCTTTCTTTGGATAGGTGAATCCATAGAATTCCCCAAAAGAAATGACATCGATGTCTTGAAAACTTCGTGATATATTCTTCTATCATTATATAGTGATGCGGCAATCACATCATTATTGGCACTTATTGCACGAGTGTATAACTTAGGAGTTAAGAGTTTCAACATGTTATATTCGGCCGCATCCCAATCTATATCTTCGGTAATCCATTTTTCCATCCATGCATCGATGTATGTTTGGGGAGTTTTATGATCTCCTAGAGTATAACTGGCACCATAATGATCTTTCTTTTTATCCAGATTCTTTTGGAGGGATTCTTTAAGATTGTCCTCTCCTTTCATACTTACCATCAACAGGTGCATATGTGGTATCAAATCACGGAGAAACATCTCGTCACCGTTTACACCATACAGTACAATATCAGGATCTCCAGATTCAAAAATCTGTTTCATTGTTGGTAGAATGGTGGCCCATCTGGTAGAACTGTCTTTCAGAAATTTTCGGGTTGCCCAACCAAAACCATCCACTGTCATCACTTCATTAGTGACATCAGAAAAGTTCTTAGCGGTTATATCCTTATATTTTTTACCATCCTCTCCCGCATAACACAAATCTATACTATACATGTACTGTGGATCATCACGAAAATATTGGGATTGGAGTGCAGAATCCATTCCCTCACTTAAAGAGATGAACCGGTTTTCATAACGAGACTTAATTAGATTCGAGTGTTGTTCCATACATTCATGGATATATTCAGCAAGTGCTTCGGGGTCAGTCCATTGTTCTTCTTCTAATGCACGTCTACAGTCACCCACATAATCATAAGGAGGAATGTAGGAATTGATATGATCGTAGAATGTCGTATTCTGTTTTTCGGAAAACTCTCGAGCATGTTGGTCATATTCTAGACCACTTCTACAGACATCACCTTCTTTGATTGTCATATAAGGAAGATAGTTACTAATCTCTTGACCATACTTTGATGCAGTGAATATTTTATGATTCTGGAAGTAATCGACAGATATATCAAATTCCGACTCGGTTAATTTGATTGCAAAGAAATTACCATTCTCATCATCGAAACTCCATCGTTCACAAGCTCCTTCGATATCACCTTCTATCAAGTACCCACAATAGAGAACAATATAACCATTACCCTCATAGAGTTTCACTTTATCGTCATGGAAGAAATGCCACTTGCCATAACTCTTTACGGAAAATGGTGGTTGAAAAAATTTGTTATTATCTTCACATATAAAAAATTTCATCTTAGTTTCATCGACCCCTGTGATGTAAATAGATGTACCTCGTAGAGTGTTCCTTCAAATAAAGACACGTCATCTATTAGGTTATCTAACATTTTTTTGTTGTTATCGTATTGTATTTCTGGTGGTAATGTTTTATCCGTAGATAATATATCAACGACACCTTTTTTGGTACGTGCGACAAACCCGAATTTATCGGGTCTATATTCATCCTCCAGATCATGTTTTATGAAGTGGCAGAAGAACTCATCACAAATACGTGGTTTGTCTTCTTGGATCGAACATCCAGTTTCACAGAGTTTATTGCATGAACTCCACTCACCATACACTACACCATACTTATTAGCTTCTTTGTACTTATCTGCAAAACTCCACTCACCGGTATATCCCATGATCTCACAACAAACGGTACAATCTCCGCATCGAGATTCTGTGGGGGATATCATATCATTCTCAGTTTTTCAACAATCACCGGATCAAGACTGATACCTGTCAGGTCTTGGTTGATGTCTATTGCTTTCAAGAATATTAGGAATGGTTTAAGTGCATTCCAGTGTGGAGGATCAATCTTGAGTGCAAGCATCTCAATACCAGATTCGAATCCCCAACAGTTAAATATAACTATCAAATGATTCAGTACCAGTCTCTCCGACAACTCACCAGAAAGTGTGTACTTATTCAACAGTCGTTTTATATACTTGAATCTTTTAATGTCATTAAAGAACTCTTCACTATCGATACAAGTGGGATTGTAATAGTTCTTCGCTGCGTATATTGTAAATGTTTTATGCGTAAGTATCATCTATAAACTCTGGTAAAGACATATGAGGTTGGGGTAATTCATTTCTTTCTTTGAGAATATTTATCTTATCGATAAGTGGTCTCATCCATTCCCAACTATTTTTTCTGATCTTTGTTACCGATTGGTCATTTTCAGTTGTCACATATGTGGGGTAACGATTTTCTTTTCTACGAACCACATTATATTTTCCGTCAAGAGCCATTTTCTTCACCTTCAAAAACTGTAGAGTGTCTTCTCCAATTATCAGTTCTTTATCGAAATGAATTTCTTTAGCGATATTTCTAGAATAGAAAACCATTCTAGTCATATATTCTTTAACCTCAGAAAATTTGTTCATGAGATGGTTGAACTCAACTCTATCAACAGACCATTTGTGTGATGTCGGCGCATCCATATGTCCCCTTGTCATAAAATGCCATAGGAGAGTTTCATAAACTTGGGTTGCATATTGAGGATTCGATTTGTCACAGGGATATGTCAACTCGGTCAGTTTAATATCTTCTTCGGTTAACTTAGTTAAATCTTCACACAATTTTAGAATGTAGTCCGGATCTAATCCAGTAGTTATTCTTGGTTGTCGATAGTGAACTATCATATCGGGAGGAGTTGGGTGTTGTGATACTGACTTATACAATCTATATCCAAGAGGAGTAATAAAATCATCACCGTCTATCTGAACCATATAATCATTGTCACTTTCCAGAAATAACTTGATCACAGAATTCTTGCCGGTGGCAGGAGTGCCATCAGAAGGGGTTATATAATATTCGAGATCGTTTTCTATACAATATTCTTCTGCGTAGTCACGGTAGTTGTCATCGCGAGTATTGATGACAACTACCAGATCTTCAGAATGTATAATTTCACTATTGCGTATGAGACTCTCTAAAGAATTAGAGGTTAGCAAATAGAATTTCATGATATACCTTATATATTATTTAAGCATCAATCGTTCTAGTAAGGTCTTCTTAGTAGCTCGTTTACTTACTTCGACACCGGATTGTTCTGCGATTGCTTGCAGTTCAGTCTTAGTCATGTCTTCGAGAGACTTGTTGTTCGCGGGCGCTTCCTGAAGTAATTGTGGTTCTTCAACAACAACTTCTTCGGTTACCAACGAAACACTATTGTATTCGTCAATCTGATCTTGGGTGAAACGTTTTGATACAAACAACTCACCTGTCTTGGGGTCAGCCCAACCACGAAAGGTTGGGACTGCATTCTTACACCATTTAGGACATTGCATAATTACTCTCCGTTATTCCGGTGCTTTACCAGAAAGGATTTGACGGATGACTTCGTACTCTTTCATTTCTTTCTTCACAGTACGTTCTTTAGGTTCTTCGATCTTTTCCAACTCATCGTGGGAAATCTTATCCACTTTGTGTTTTGCCTTGAACTCTTTACCCTTGGGTGATTCTTTTGAATCAATCTCTTCGGGTGGAGTTGCACCTTTCTTCTGATTGACAGCTTCTTCAACCTTAGACCACATTTCGATGAATGCTTCACGGGTGTTTACTCGGTTGACAGATTCGATCTTAGAGATCTCTGCGGTAGCATCAGAAGTCTTAGGGTTGGTATCAGTCGCCTTCTTCTTCTTAATTGGTGTCTTTGCGTCACCTTCACCGTCCGATTCTACTTCTTCGGCATCATCGTCTTCTTTTTCTGCTTCGGTCTCACCTTCGTCTGCATCACCATCTTTCTTGGGTGGCATTTTCTTCTTAGGTTCTTCCTCTTCGTCCTTCTCTTCCTTCACGCCCTTGGCAGGTTTCTTACCACCGTCAATCGCGTCATCAGTTGCGGCACGTTTCTTGTGCAGGAACTCGTCCGAAGAATCAACATCTCCATCGTTATCGATGTCCTTGTCCTTACGATCTTTGAACTTCTTATCGTTCTCTGCATCGCTTACTGGATCAAGTTTCTTTTTTGCTTCGGAGACCATTGACAAATATGCCTCCATTGTACCCTTTAGTTCATTTGACATTTTTAGTCTCCGTTTTAGAACCACATCATTTTAACGATGGCGCCAATTATTGCAGCGACACCGACAAATGATAGTCTGTTGATGATACTCACGGTGTGAGCATTTTCGTTTACTTTAGTTTCAATAGAATCCAATTTCTGAGAAAATCGATTCATACGTTCAAAGTGATTTTGATTTTCTCTTTCCATAGAAAGGATCTTTTCCTCGGTACGTGCGAGACTAATCATAGCTTCGGCAAGTTTATCGATTTTAAGTTCAATTCTATCTAATCGGTGATTAGATGTGTCGTTATTGGGCATCATGGATTCCATTTGATCTATTGGTGTATTTATACTAATTGTCAACTTTAGATCCCCCGCGCCACTGATAACAAGACCAATATCTTGCTTTCCATTTTGGGCCAGGGTTTGCACAATTGTGTCGTGCTCTAAAACTCTTTCTTCGTTTTGGATCGTCCCTTTTAATTGACATATTGGGATCACCGAACCTCACCACAACAACCTTACCAGACTCGTTCTTTACATATACTTTGAACTTCTTGTTAGGGTTCTCGGATGTACGAATGGGGTCATTAAGTTTGACCGTCTTACCTTGGTACTCGGACTCGGTTATTACCAAGTCTTCGAACAGGTCAGTGCATTCGCAGTGTTCATCTATTTCGTTGTAATGATTAAACTTCTTCATATCAACTCACGTAAAAGTTAAGTTCGTATGGGTTCTTATCAGTGTCACGGTTGTATACCTGAATGGAAAGACTTTTACGTACTGGTTTGTCATTCTTAGTCAACTTCAGTGTATGACGTGTAGTCTTACCACGGCCAGGTTTACCTTTACCCGTAGTTACTTGGTTGAACCAATCGTCTTCTACTACCTCAAAACCTTTCTTCTCTGCTTGTGCTTTTGCGTGTTGTACTGCGGCAGAGTATGTGTTGAAGTATAAATCGGCAGATGCGTCTTTACGTGCTTCTTCGATAGATTCTTTAAGACCACGCTTTTTCATCTCGGCAGCGACCACTTTATCTTGTAATTTAGCAATCTTAGAACCAAAACGTCCTGCTGGTTTACTTGCCCATTTCTTTAATGTGCCATCGCTCAAACCACTAATCTGATCACGAATTTCTTTTTCGCTACGAGAATCACCCATACCGATTTGTTTTTCGTATGGTTTATCTTTCATCTTCTCTTCAAGTTCAACCGACTCTTTCATATCTTTCATCAGTTTCTTCACGGTCTTGAGGTCAAGTCCAAGTTCCTTAGCAATCTGCGCAGCAGGTACCTTCTCTTGAACCATCAGATGGAAGTCAGACATCGCACCTTCATCAAGTCCTTCGGTCGCAATCAACTTCCAACCTTGTCGTTTCATCTTGTCGGCAGTCGCACCATCGACCTTACGGGTCATGTTACCTTTCTTGACGGTGTACTTCTCAGCACCTTCCGCAACTTTCTTTGCTTGCGCAGTTGCGATTGCCATCTTCTTGTCCATTGGCATATCGGGTTCATCTTTCTCAATTGCCTTTGCAATCTCTTCCCGTTTCTTTTTCTCTGCGGCAGTGAGAGTCTTCTCTCTCAATTCTTTAAACGACTTCACTTAGTGTACCTCACCACAAATATAGTGTCCTTGACAGTCTTACCTTTCGGTACACCACGTACTTTATGTTTATCCATATCGAAGTTAATATTGGCAACAGTTTGTTTTGCGAACTTACCGTTCTTCAACCAGTGTGCTTTGAAGTCACCGTAGTTATCTGACTTAACAGTGTACTCGATATTGGGATTCTTTTTAGATAGGTCAACCAATTTCTTGATACCCTCATCACCCATATAGTATTCACCGCTTGTTTTAGATGTTCCACCTAAAGTGACTACTTCGCGTTTCTCTCTGATTTGTTGAAATGTTTTCATATTATGCAAGATCCTTATCGTGGTTTAAATTGCCTTTCTTCTTTTTGACGATGAACGCATTGACTCTTGCGTGTCCCCATTGTTGCGGGGTAGTGCCAGGACGGTGACCCGTCTTCCATGCAGCAACACCACGGTTATATACTTTCTTCAGTGTATCTACCGAGATACCAGACTTCTTTGACTTAGCTGCAATGCCATCCGATCCTTCTTTAACGTCAAGTGTATCATACACTGAATACCGCCCTTCGGCAAGGTATTTTTTAAAATTAATCATTTAGTTTGCCTATTCTTTTGTCTTGCGCGAGCGAGTCTTGCACGGTCTAGAATACGGTCGTGTTTCTTCTTATCAGTCTCTTTCTCACGTTCAATCTTCTGAGAGGCAGCATCTACAGGATCAGTCGCTTCTTTAACACTCTTCTCATATGCTTTAGCGAGATTCCTAGCATCAACACCGTCATACTGTTTTGCAACCTGGCCAGCATAATAAACAACACCGTGTCTAAGGTTACCACCGGTTTCTTTCTTCTTACGGTCAATGATCTTACTAAGAACATCCAGTGCATGTTGGTATTTTTTAGGACTGAGTTTAGACCCGATCATATCCTTCATCCAACGAGGAGCCATGTCTTCTTCGACAGACTCATACTTCAGTTCGGGATCAGGTGACTTGAATGCTTTCTTACGCATAATTGTTTTGTTAACAACTTCGAACTCGCCGTTCTTCCAGTTGATAACTACAGGTAGGTTCAGGTCAGACTGCATATCCTTGAGGATCGCTTCACTGTTACCGTGTTTCTTAATCTTCTTACCCTTGTTATCAGCCATCTTCTTGAACAGACGTTCTAACTCGTCAACACTAATAGCAGGTTTGTTTCGTTTGTCATTCATACGGTCTTTGAAGTGACGTGTGAATTCGATGTCAACATCAAACTTGTTTAACAAACGATCCGCAAACTTTTCTAGGTCATTGAGTTCTTTCTGAGATACTTCTTCATACATGTCTTTGAACTGTTTGGTGTACTTAGAAGGTTTGGTCTTTGCTGTTGCATCGCCTGGAGCGGGTTTGTATGCAGAGTCATCATCGTCTGCTTTCTTACCGTGTTTCTTGAAGTGTGCATCACGTGCAACTTTGGTGGACTTCTTCAGTCCCGAGTGATAACGTGCAGGTTGTGTACCTTTACGATCTTTGATATCTGAGTCTTGTTTCTCTAGTAGTTCTACAGCATCTAACCATTTGCGCAACTTACCGTTATCTGTTTCCACGATAACATAGTTAGCACCCAATACAGATACAGTTCCTATTTCATCGCTTTCTTTGATAACAACAGTGTCACCTACTTTAAACAATTCACCTTGAACATACTGTTCTCTTGTTTCAGAAACAGTTTCCAGTTCAATGTGATTCTTGAATTCAAACTCTTCCTTGAGACCCATTCCCTTCCGAACATCATTGAACAACTTCCGTGTATCTTTATCGGACATTCCTTTCGGTACACCTTGTGCAAATGTAACGAAGTCATTCTTTGCTGCATTCTCACGTTGTTTAGACGCAGACATACCTTCAACACCAGTCGCATCAGGATCACGTTCACCCGCAGAGACAATGTTGATTTTCTTGAAATTGTAGAAACCATGACGTGCCTTTGTACCGTTGTACTTATTCAACAATACATCGAACTCACGTATACGGTCTGCACCAACAACCATGTTGATCTTAGTATAACCTTGATCGTATAGTTTTACTGCAATATCAAATACGGACTTGACATCCTTATCTAACATTACTTGACGTGCATGTTTAGGAAACATCTTACGTACATGTTTCACTTTATCTGTGTAGGATAGGGGATCTTTCTTGGGATTCTGTGATTGTGAGACATATACTTTATAGTCTGATTTACCAGACTTCTTGGCAAGTACATCCATCACTTTACCGTGACCAATAGTAGGAGGATTCATTCTACCAAAGGTAAAATAAACTTCACGATCTTCTTCGATCAGGTATTGGGTGAAATTCTTAATCGGCACTTTTACCACCTTTCTTACGTTCCATTTCTTTTTTACGTACTTGGGGTAGTAGTTTACGAGATAACTTATCGATAACCGGTTTCTTCTTTTCGAGTCTCTTCTCTATGTCCTGTCTACGTGACAATGAGAGTTCACCTTTGGGTGTATCTTTGGTAAGTTTCTTGAGTAGGATATTACGTGCAGCCTTTCGTGCACGTTTCTTCAGAGTGTCCATAGAGGCAATCTTACGTTGAGCACGTTTGCGACCCATTGCAATCTTGGCCTTGTTCTTTTTAAACATGCGACCACGTGCAAGACGTTGGGTCATGTCTAGTGCTTCGTTCTCTACTTCTTCTCCGGTATTTCCGGTAGGTATATCTTTCTTGCGTTTCTTAGCATTGTGCGCAAGTTGATCATCACCCGACTGAGTGTAATCTACAGATGTAAAATCTTTGAATCTAAGCGGTTTCTTTGCCACTTTGTTTTCCTCTGGTTTATCCCATTAATTACGACTAGGTTTGTCCCAGCCCTTTAATATATCGGGTGAAAAGTTGTTGTATGAAAATTCCATACGATCAACAAGTTTCACTGCGTCACCACCAAGTTTGTCTATTGCCACATAACCTTCTTCACCAGTCACTTTGTAACCCGTTTTGGTTTGAACGAATGTGTCAATTTTCTTTAAACTATTAAGTTTATTTATAAGTTTTAGTTTCGCAAGTACAATCATTTTCTGCAAATCGAACATCTTTTCTAGAGATTCTAGATTCTTCGGAGAGAAAAACTTTAAGATTTCGTCTCGCTTTTCGACTTGGGCGCTCTTGCCTTTCTCGGTTTTGCGTTTGTCGATTTCTTTTTGGTACTTGTCTTGGATGTACTTGATGAGGGCTTGGGCGTGCTTTTTCGAGTCGCCGGGCGTTTGACCTTTTCGGACGTAGGTGTTGTTGAAGGTTTCGATTGTTCCGGCGAGGACGGGGTTTCCTTCAAGGGTTCTGAGGGTTGTTCCACTGATCTGGTTAAAAAGTTTACCAGCTTTTGAAAGATATTCATTTACTTGCTCCGTTTCTTGTTGGGTCATTGTCGCATCTACAGATCGCAACATTGCATCTTGTGACCATACGTTTTTAGATTTTTTTAGTTTAGAAACATCTACACCGAAGGATGCTGTCATCGATTCAAATGTTTTACCCTTATATGTAGTGTGCCACACTATACCGATTTTTGCATCGCGTACTTCCTTCGACTGTTCAAATGGTATTGCATATACGATAGTATTGGGATGGAATGTAGTATACTGCACACCATCAATTTTCTTCTTACCCAGATCACCTCGACCAAATAGGAAGTCCCCTTGGATGACTCCTTTGATACCAAGTTCAGGTAGATACTTCAATGCATCTTTGAGTTTCTCTGCGAGGTCACCAGAAGTATCTGCTTCAACATCTGCATCGGTTTTGTATACCTTGGGGTTCTTATTGAAGATACCTTTCTTCGCCACAAAGAACTTACCATCCGTAGGATCTTGACCGCAGAAGATAGCAGGTGCACCATCCCACTTAGTGGACAGTCCCGCAGTACCTTTACCCGCAAGCATATCACGCAATTCACGTAATGCAAATATTGCTTGACGTGTACCATTAACACCACCATAGATGACTTTATCTTCGATATGCGTCATATGGGTGTTCTTGGATTCGGTTATAAAATCTACAAATTTCATTACTATTCCTTGATAAGAATCATATCAAATGCAGCAGAGGCACGTGAATTGTTAGTTCGCATACTACATCTAAAATCAATATCTGTCCTTGCATCGAATTTCAATGGAACCGTGAAGTCATATAGGTAATGACCACCATCTCCGATCTCGAAGGTATGTTTAATACGAAATGATGTTTGGCTAGGAATTCTAGAATACACGTTACCACTCGCATCACCACCGGCCTCGATACTCATACTGACTTTAGACATATATGCAGTGTGTCCTTCAGGGACAGTATATACCGCCATGAGTGTTTGTGCCTGACCTGCTCTGATCAATGCGATAGTCGTACCACCACGTTGAATAGTTATATTACCAATGTTAGATGTACCATCAGTAAAGAATGCACGATACGCACGTTTGAATGTTTTGGTGCCGGTGGTTGTTCCCGAACTGGATACTACGAAATCTTCACTTATCACATCGTAGTTCGCATCTAAACCAGTCACAGTTACCGTTCCACCATTGTCCGAAGCATTCACTGCGGGGATAGTCAAAACTCCGGCAGTATCCCATGCAGACCAAGGGTATAGGGTATCATCGACATCCCAAACAGTTCCGGTCTCAGAGACTGACATTGAAAGTACCGCACCAAATTTATGTTCGTATGTTGTATCGAGAACAAGACCACGAGCAATATTGATGCTGTTGTCTCCCTCCATATATCGTGATATTGCCATTTTATTGTACCTTTAGGTGTACCGCAGATAGCGGACTTTGTGATTTTGCTATACGGAATAAATAATCCATGAATTGTTGTTCTCTACCTTTTATCATTACGAAAATAGAAGTTACATAGTACTTGGAGACTAACCATTCGGTTGTCACACCTTCCAGATTCTTTTTAAAGGTTTCTTTGTCTACCGGACTATTTACTGCACCATCATAGAACCCATAGAACTTATCTAGGAATGAATCCCGATCTTTCTTTATAAATGATTCAAGTTCTTTACGATTATCGGTCTTATCCCGATTTGTGGCATAGAGAGCCGCATCAATACCACCATGAGACACCTTACCGTGTTTAGCAGCCTTACCGATAATCTCACACTGAAAGGTAGGGAAGGTTCGGAACTGCATCTCAATACCACCGTCACCGAACAAGTAACCATCTTTGGACTTGAAGAAATCCCTCTTACCATAAGATGACTTGGTGAACTTCGCACCTTTGAATGGTTTCTTATAGTTAACTTGGGCAAGTCTACCTTTACCGGTCAATTTCTTCAAAGACACACCGATGATATCACGTGCAGTGTATGCCTTCATCAACTCGTTGTTCAGGTATTCTAGTGACTCTGCACCTTCTATATCATACTTGTTCTCTGCACCCTTTGCGACCATGTAGATGTCCGCAGGAGACCATTTGTTGATATTACCGAATGCTTTCTGGACGCGATTCAGTTCTTTGAACTTCTTCTCTACTATCTCAACCCAACCAGATCCTCGATGGAAACTGTATTGTTTTTTACCTAGAGCTTTGTGAAGAAGTCTTGCGATATCGATAGAAGAGGAGATCCATCCTTCATCACCCAGAAGTACTTCATCTAGAGACGCATCTGTGTGCGTTTTGGGATATGCGTTACGTATATCGTCCGCACTGAACTTAGTTGTCCGGTTATCCCAGATTGCTTGTAGATAAACACATTGTGCAGATTCAGTTGCACGAGTGTTGGCTGCACCACCACCCGAACCACGACCACCCCCGAACTCGGCAGTCTTAGATAACTTACCGAATGCGAGTTTAGTTCCATCTAGGGTTTCGAGTCCAATTGACTGTGCGAGTTTAGAGTTTCCTGATTTAACAGCTTTCTCAATCTCTGCATTGTACTTAAAGACTACTTGGTCACCACCAACCAATTCGAATGGTTCATTACCTTTGTACTTGCGCAGAAAAATATCTATTCGGTCAGGTCTATCCTCACGAGTAATTTCTCCGAAAGTTAATGATGCCTCAGATAAAAAGGTTCCGAACCCTATCATATCTATTTCCTAAAAAGTGAATATAAACAAATTATAACACTATTTATACAAAAAGGGAAGTAGAATTTTCCTCATTATATTGTGCAATAGTGTCGATTAATGGACGAACCCAGTTGTCACGATGTTCAATAAACACTTGAGGTTCATGTTGGTCTACTGAGATTATAGTAACCAACTGAGTAATCGGTTGGCCAGTACGTTCTTCCCACATGATTGCATACGCAGCTTCTTGCATGAAGTAGTTCTTAATCCAATCGAGACGTTTGGGTTTCATCGAAGTTTTGTAATCGATGATTGACGGTTTACCATCAAAGATACCCACGCAATCCACACGACCCGCAACACCAAGATGGTTGGAGTAGAGTGGTGCTTCTTGTGCGAAGACCTTAGTCAGACGTTCGTCCAGTATTGGTTTCAAATCAAGAAACGATTGGATGAGGTCAGGAGTACGCTTGGTCAACTTCGTTTCCCCATTGTCGGGGTCGATTGCCATGTACTTGTCCCAATCAGGGTCATTGTTGACATACTTCTCACAGATTTCGTGAACCGAGGTACCACGAGTAGACGCACGATAAGAGACACGATTCGCCTCTGCCTCACCTACACGTTTACGCCACTTGGCAATACTGTCACGTGACAGAATCGAAAGGACTGTAGTGATAGAGGGAAGGTTGACACCTTCGGGGGTTTTGTATTTGCGACCAGTATCAGTGGTCACGGCATTCATTTCAGTCAATTCGACCGGTACATGTTCAAACATTAATTAATTTCCTTTAGTAGTGCGGATGCAAGTAACATAAACATAACCGCGTTCAATATTATGAGTGCTCTATCTTTCCATAACACACTTACCCATAACCATAGTATCGTGCCCATTACACCGAAAGACAAATCAAACATGCGGTATTCAAAGCCAGCATTACGAAAAACAACAGAGACTAGAATGATTATGGTAGCACACCATTTTACGTACCAGTCTATACTGTTTTGGTTATACCATTTTACATTATTTTTCTTCATTTGTCAACCATTCAAAGTGTCCATTGGACGGATTAAACTGTGCACATTCGGTTGCAGCTGCATCGAGTCGCCAAGAACTCTGTACGGAAGTAGAACCAAACATCGAACCTATTAAGAAACTTATTAATATTACAACAATAAACGGTATACCGTTTTTTATATAATCAATTGACATTATAGTTTTTTCCTCATATTTTCCATACGTTGTTTACGTGATACCCAATTCTCGAAAGTCATTGGTTTTTTAGCGTCTCCAAATGCAAGACCTTTTCTTTTAAATTCGTTCTTCAGAATCTTCTTCTCATCAGCACCCATAAAGGTACCGACCAGACTCAGGAGACATTGACGGAACGAACGGCCGTGGTGCATATGACCCAGAGTGTGAGCAAGTTCGTGCAGTAGAACGTACTTGTTGAAACCCGTGATAGGACATAGGGTTACACTAGAACCATCAGTGAAACCCGATAATTTCTTAGTACGGGAGTTCATCTGTACTACTTCTGGTTGTGAATTGAAGATACGACCCACGTCTTCTTCAACTGACTTGTTCCATAACGTGATCCAAGTCTTAGACTTGTAGATTTTACGTGAGAATTCCTGAACTTCTTCTAGAGTCTCGAACGTGGGATTCTCGATTTGTCTTTGAAACAAGTGTTCTGCATTGTAAGTCTTTTGACGTTCAGAATCTCTAGTTTTGTAAGAGAACGTGTGGTAAGGAACACG